CGTGACCGCCTTCGACTATTCCGGCCTCGCCGACACCGCGGCCGAACTGCTGGCCGAGTTCGGCATGTCGATGACGCTGGCCCGTGCGTCCGGCAGCGCGCCGACCTACGACACCGCGACCGGTGTGGCGACGCCCGTGTCACCCGCGTCCTACACGGTCACAGGCGCCAAGTTCGACTATGCGGCCCGCGAGATCGACGGCACGCTGATCCAGGCGGGCGACCAGCGGGTGTACCTGAGCACGACCGGCGCCGTCCTGCCGCTGCCGGGCGACACGCTCACCATCGGCTCGACCGTGTTTCGTGTGATGCGCGCGGGCGCCGTCTCGCCGGCCGGCACCGATCTGCTTTACGACGTGCAGGTGCGCAAGTGAGCTTCGCCGCAGACCTGCAGGCGGTTCTCGATCGCGCCAAGGACAAGGCCGTCGATGTGGTGCGCAAGACCGCCTACGATCTGGACAAGGGCATGGTGGATCGCGCGCCGGTCGACACTGGCCGGCTGAAGTCCAATTTTCAAGTCGGCATCGGCACCATCAACAAGGCCACCGACGCGGCACCGGGCTCGGACCCACTGCCGGCCGCGGCCGCTGCGCTGGCGACGTGGAAGCCCGGTCAGACCATCTGGCTGACCAATTCCATGCCCTACGCCCGCGTGGCCGAGTTCGGCCTGTACGGCAATCCCCCCGGCTCGGCCAACGGCCCGAAGACCAGCGGCGGCTATTCATCGCAGGCTGTCGGCGGCTTCGTGCGCCTCACGGTGCAGGACTTCGAGCAAGTCTTCCGCAAAGCCGCCAGGTCGCTGAAATGACCATAGCCGCCATTCAGGCCGCGCTTGAGTCGCGGCTCTACGGCATCTCGCCAACCATCAGCACGGCCTGGCAGAACGTCGCGTTCACGCCCGTCGAGGGCACGCCATGGCAGCGCATCACCCTGCTGATCAATGACCCGATCGATCACGCAGTTACCTCCGACGTGACCGAGCAGCGCGGCCTGTTGCAGATCACCCTTCACTACCCCGGCGGCGTCGGCACAGCGACCGCGCTGGCGCGAGCCAATGCCGTCGCCGCCCGCTTTGCGCCCCCGCAGACGCTGACCTCTGGCGGCACCAACGTCGAGATCCTGCGCACCGCGCACATCGCCTCCGGCCTGTCTCTGGACGGCTGGTGGGTGATCCCGATCACCGTCCCGTGGCGGTCGTTCTCCTGATTTCCTGAGCACTCCTCCGCCCGCAAGGGCAACCGCCAACCCGCCATCGAGCGGGTTTTTTCATTTCTGAAAGGGGCCATCATGGCTGCTGTTCCGACCGGTACTCTGTTCTCCGTCGCCACCACCTTCGGGTCGAACATCACGGTGACCGCCGTGACCAACGCCAACCCGGCGGTGTGCACGGCAACCGCGCATGGCCTCTCCAACGGCGACGTGATCGAGGTCACGTCCGGCTGGGGGCGCCTGAACAAGCGCGTCTTCGAGGTTGCCAACGTCGCCACCAACACCTTCGAACTCGAAGGCATGGACACCTCGTCCACCTCGTTCTTCCCGGCCGGCACCGGCACCGGCACCGTGCGCGAGGTCACTGCCTGGACGCAGCTCACCAAGGTGATGAATCCGTCCACGCAGGGTGGCGATCCGAAGACTGTGACCTACAAGTTCGTCGAGTCCGATGTCGAGTACTCGATCAACGACGGCTTCACCGCCACCAGCTACACGCTGGAATTCGACGACGACGACACCACCGCCGGCTACACCGCCATGCGCACGCTGACCGATTCGCAGACGAACACGGTCATGAAAATGCTGATGCGCTCGGGCGCCATCGTCTATCTGCCGTGCACTCTGGCGATGAACGACGTGCCGCGCCTGCAGGACGGGCAGATCAACCGGATCTCGGCTCAATTCGCCGGCGTGAACCGGCATACCAGGTACGCGGCCTAAGCGGCCACCAGCGCCGGTGGGCGCCGGGCAACTGGCGCCCTTTCTTTCCACCCGCGGGTAGCTCCCGAGCACGGGTCTTTTTCCAAATCCAACGAGATCACAAATGGCCAAACTGAGCTTTACCACTTCGCCCACGTTCACCCTGCGCGTTGCCATCCCCGTGCCTGGCAAGAAAGCCGTGGATGTGGAGTTCACGTTCAAGGGTCGCAACCGCGAAGAGTTCCGCGAGTACCTCGACGCATCGTCGAGCAAGGAGGATGTCGACGCGCTGATGGACACCGTCACCGGCTGGGAACTGGAGAACGAGTTCTGCCGTGAAGAGGTCGAGCGGATGACCCTGTTCTATCCCGCAGCGGCGCGCGCCATCATCCAGCGGTACATCACCGAGATCAGCGGCGTTCGGCTGGGAAACTGAAGGCCGCAGCCGCGGCGATCTATACCCCGATGCCCACGGCCGACGAAATGGCCGCGGCCGGGTTTGCGCCCGAGGACTTCGATCAGGACGTGATCGAGATCTGGCCCGAGCACTGGGACATCGTGCGTTTCTTCATGCGCCTGCCGACTCAGTGGCGCTACGGCATGAGCGGGCGCACCGGCCTGGACTACACCGCCGTGATGTCGCTGCTGTCTGCGATGCGCCTGCCGCAAGACAAGGCCGACGAGATCCTCGAGGGCGTCCAGGTCATGGAAATGGCCGCGCTTGAGGCGATGAGCAAGAAATGAACCCCACCCACACGGAGCACACCAGTGGCCGATGAGATCGTCAGCGTAGGCATCAAGATCGAGACGACGGGCGCTGACAGCGCCGCGGCCGGCCTCGATAAAGTCGCTGCCGCTGGTGCCAAGCTCGACCAGGCGTCGTCGACGGTAGCGTCTGGTGCGCAGAAGGTCGGAAAGTCTCTGGAGTCTCTGGGGGCCAGCGCGAAGGGGGCCGCCGATCCGCTGAGCAAGGTCGCCGAGTCCGGGGAAAAGCTCGGCCCCGTGTTCCGCGAGGCATCCGCCCAGATGTCCGGAATGGGTGCCTCAATGGGGCTGGTCAAGGCAGCCGCAGCTGGCTTCCTGGCCGAGTTCACCATCGGCAAGTTCCTGCAGATGCGGGACTCATACCTCGCCACTGCCGACGCGATCACGAACCTGAATACCCAGCTACGCCTGGCTACTGGCAGCGCGGCCGGCGCAAAGCAAGCCTATGGCGAACTGCTGGACATCGCGCAACGTTCGCGCGTGAGCTTCACTGAGTTGGCGCAGACCTATTCGTCGATCTCGCGCGCCACGCAAGACCTGGGCGTGTCGTCAGAGCAGACGCTCCGGCTGACCGAGACCCTCGCGAAGGCGATCACGATTTCTGGCGTGTCGGCTCAGTCGGCGAACGCGGCGATGATCCAGCTTTCGCAGGGCCTGTCGTCCGGCACCCTGCGCGGCGAGGAACTGAACTCCATCATGGAGCAGACCCCGCGGGTCGCACGGGCCCTGGCCCAGGGGCTTGGCGTGGGCATCGGCGCGCTGCGCGAGATGGGCAAGGAAGGCAAGCTGACGGGCGATATCGTCACCGAAGCATTGCTGAAGTCATCGGCATCCATCGATCAGGAATTCGGGAAAACGGCGACGACCGTTTCGCAGGCGTCGACGGTTCTGAGCAATGCCGTCACCGACCTGGTCGGAAAACTGGACGGGATCACCGGCGAGTCGAACCGAACCGCGCAAAGCATCTTGAAGGTCGCCAACGCGATGAAGGCGGTCTCTGACGAGATCGACGCGCTGAACCTGAAGAAACTGCCGCCGCAGCTGTTCGGGTCCGGGGAGGACTCTGGCCTGGCATTCGGTAATGCGCTGGCGCAAGGGTCGTTCCTTGGGCGCGTGGCAACGTCGATTGCCCAGCGCACCTTCGACACCGAAGGGCAGAGGAACAAACGCAACGCCGAGGCGGATCGTGAGGCTGCCGATCAGATGGAGGCCGCGCAGGCCTACTTCGAGGCCGCTTCGGCCGCCGACAAGGCGGCGGAGAAGGCCCAGGCCGCCGTCGACAAGTTCGTGAATGCGTCCAGCAACATGACCGTTGTGCAGCAGAAGAACGCTGCCCAGGTGAAGGTGCTGCGCGAGTTCGCGGAGGCGGTGAAAGGCTTCGCGAACGACTCGGAGCAGTACCTGAAGGCGCGGCGCGCGCTCGACAACGGTCTGGCGAACATCGACGCCAACTTCAAGAAGAAGTTGGAAGGACCGACGGACAAGTCAGGCGCTGCAAAACTGAAAGCCGACGCCGAAGCCTACGCCTCCGTCATCGCCCAGTCCGAAAAGCGCAACGCGCTCCTGGCCGCCGAGGTCGAGGCCCGCCGGCCACTGACTGCGCTGGAAAAGCTGTCGATCGAGCTGAAAGAAAAGGAAGAAGAACTTTCACGCAAGAACGGCACGTCACGACTGGCTGAGGTTCGGGCGCTCAACGAAGAGGCAAAGAGCCTGGTCGCCGCCATCGAGTTGCGCAAAGGGTTTGCCGAAGCGAAGGCGTCGGAATTGGCCGCGGCGGTCGCTGTCGATGCTGCGCGCAAGTCCACGGTCGATTCGTTGCTCGGCGAGGCCGAGGCAGTCGAGGCCCAGGTCAAAGCGCTGAAGCAGGAGACCGAAGCGATCGGGCTTACCGGCGTGGCGCTGGCGCTGCTGACCAATAAGCGCGTCGATGACCAGATCCAGGCGCTCAAGAACAAGGCGACCGTGGCCGACTCCGGCGACGAAGTCGAGGCGATCAAGCGGCAGATTCGCGCGCTTGAGGCGCTGAAGGAAGCCAGGATTGGCAACGCGCAAGCAAACGTCGCGGCCGATTTCGCCAAGGAAAGCGCGGACGCAGCGAAGAAGTCAGCCGAAGAGTGGCAGAAAGCCTATGACCAAATCGGCCAGGGGCTTACGGACTCACTGTTCCGGGCGGCCGAGTCTGGGAAGTCGTTTTTCCAGACCCTGCGCGACTCGATCAAGGGCATGTTCAACAACCTGGTCTTGAAGCCGATCATCCAGGCCAGCGTCGGCTCGCTGACGAACGCCATCGGGCTTACCGGGTCGGCAAGCGGGGCCGCTGGCGGGGCGCAGTCGGCGCTTGGTTCGCTGGTGTCTCTCGGTAGCGCGGCGAACAACCTGGGCTCTCTGTACACCGCCATCTTCGGCAGCGGGGCGACGTTGGCGAGCGTGGGCGGCGGGATCACCGCGGCCGGCGGGATCACCGCAGGGACA